TCGTAGATCTGCCAAAATCCGTTTGCTCCCGGCCTGGGGGGATGGTTATTGATGTCTGTCAGGCGGTCCTCCATTTGCTCAAATTCAGAGGGGAGGGGAGGTGGGAAAGCGTCTACCGCATTGATGCTGTGATGCACAGCGGCGTAAAACTGATTGCTGTGCCGGATCTGCTCTCCCAGTGTCCCGCGGACCTGCAACAGGTACAGACCACCGGAGGCCAGCATGGATGATGTGAGCTGGACGGAGTAAACCTGACCGCTCCGCTCCAGCTGGATGATATTTTTCTTTCCCTCTTTTTCCACATCCAGCTTTAGGTCCCAGCCCTCCAGCAGATCTGTATCCAGTGCCAAGGTAATGGCCAGATTATCCCCCTCAAAGCCCAAGGAAAACCCAGGAGGAGTGCATACCCGCCAATCTTTGAGATACAGCATAGATGCCCCTCCAATCATGTGGTTTTGCCCTGCTGGGCCTTGACCCAGTCCAGCAGGGAGTCGATCTCTTCGCCAGAATACCGGCTGGTGTAATATTCTGTGGGTTCCTCCGCAGCTGCCTTCATTGACACCCGCTCTGTCAGCGTCAATACCTGACGCTCCAGCGCATCCAGGCGCTGTTCTTGTGTCATGTTGTCCTCCCCCTTATACAATGATCCTGCGGCCCAGGCGGTCTAAGATGGATAGATCGTTTTTGTCCTTGAGTTGGCCGGAAGTGTCAGGCTTTGGCTTGGCATAAAACAGGAGTACGCCGCCAGGACCGCCTTTTCCTCCTGCTGAGCCAGCACCACCGGGCGACTTCTCCGGGCGTGATGGGTTCATGCTGCCTCCAGATAAGCTCGTTGACACGCTGTTCTCGATGAGGGATGTGCCACCGGAGCCAGCACCGCCGCCGCCATTTCCGCCAAGGCCTCCGTGCCCAATCTGTGTCTGCGCAGGTGGTGGAGATGCGTCGGCACCTTTCCCACCTCTTGCACCTCTTGCACTTGCACCGGTGCTGCTTGCATACACACGCCCATCAGAGGCTGCGTAACCTGGGTTACCGTTTGCACCGACAGCCGCGCCGCCGCCAAAACCGCCGTCTGCTGTAGCCTCAAAGTGTCCTTTTCCGCTGTCCCAGCGGCCTGCCTCATCCGCAATGCTGTCTTTGTCCTTATTTTCACCCGGGTTCCAGGTTTTTCCGCCGAATATCACAGACGGCCCGTTTTGCACATCGCCCCACCCCTCGCCAGGCGTATAGACCCGTCCGTTTCCGGCTCCGCCCGAGATCCCGGATTGGCCCATAGCCCCGTATACAGTACCAGTTGTCTCATCTGTATAACCGCCCGGAGTAGAGGCCCCGGAAGCAGAAGAATAGCCCCCGAAGGTAGTGTCCGTTCCATCACTCCCTTGGCTGCTGTCCTCGCCGGAAGCACCACCTGTTCCACCTTGTCCTATGGAAATGTGAAATGTCTGCCCTGGCGTGACATCCAGGGAGATGATGTAGACCCTTCCGCCATCCCCACCTTCGCCGCCGCTTCCGCCAGCGCCTCCGGCCACAGATGGATACCCTGTAACATACGATGTTCTTCCGGTTAGCTCAGTGGTTTCATTTACGATGGTCGCATCCTTTGTGGTGCTGCCTGGCAGGCCTGACCAGCCTCCCTGCCCGCCGCCAATGATTACAACTCGCAGTGACGTCACTCCATCCGGGACCGTCCATTCTCCTTCCTGTGTGATTATCTCGGATGCATCGTAATAACCAGCTGCCGCCTTAGGCGGGATATACCCAACCAAGAGTTTCTCATCTGCTTTGAGAACATTGGACAGGTTGATGTCTGTGGATTCCAGGCAGGCCGGAACGCTGACCATATCGTAGGGATGATATGTGAGTATCCGGTCCCCTGGAGCCTCGCCCCGATAGACCACTGGAGCGTCGATGGACTCAAAACATTTGTAATAGGCCGCCAGACGCTCAGCAACAGACACGGAACTGACCAAGGAGACCAGAGTTTGGTCGGAGTAGTCTTGGACGTTCTCGATCTGTGAGTTGTTAACCATCTTGGTAACCACACGGGTATTATGGACGTAGCTCTTGCCGGTAAGCGTCCCAGAGCCGGCGGAAAGGACAGCGTAGTTGGCCCCATGCTCCAAAATCGAAAAGCCAGTGGCCGTTAGAGAGTGCATCGGTGCATCAAAAGAGATCTCATCACCGCTTTGGGTAGTGCCCTCAAATAGATCCTCCTCATCCGTGCCGGCCACATACTGGTGCTCCGTGACCGATACAGCGGTCACCTTGCCGTCCCGGACCGCCGATGCCGCCAAGCCCATCCGCCCCCTTGGAATGCTGGAGGCGATACCATCCCAAAGGGGCTCAATGCGGATCACACCGTCTAAGTCAGTCTTGACGATGGCACCGATATTAAACAGGATCTTACACAGGTTGTCTCGGGCAGAGGCGTCCGGCGGCTTTACATAGGGGAGCCAGCCGTACAGCTTGATGCCAGCCAGGTTGCTCTTGATGCTGTATGGGACTGGGCCAAAGATCTCCGGTAGTACCTCGGCCACAGTCTGGCCAGTGTAGAGTCCTCCACGGTGGCGCCGCCGGATCAGCAGGCCCACCGCACTGGTGGCGTACAGAGCGTATTTGTTGGGTGCAATTTGTGTGACGCTCTGAAGATAAAAAATCCCCATCTGCTCCTCCCGGTGATAGACCGTGACCGGGTCATCCAGATTAAAGTCGAGCAGCGCCCGGGACTCAGTCTCCACCTCAGCAGACAGAGTATTAGGCTCCAGAGAGTCCGGCAAAAAGGACATGGCCAGATGCAGGCTACCCGAGCCCAGCTTTGCATACAGCGTGTCCCGGTATTTCAGCGTGTTCTTGGCCATGTCCTGTCCTCCTAATGATTGATCAATCTGGTTCTCTTTGGGGGCCGATAGCTTGGAAATTGACCTGTAACCCGTAGTAATGCCGCCGGCCGGCGAACATTCCGCGCAAGCTATGACTGCCACTGGTGACCTTGGCCCGGTAGGTAAGCTCAGTCTGCCCGTGGGGCATGACGATTGTGTGAGAGTCTACCGGGGCGGAGATGGCCTCGAAAAAGGCGTCATAGTCATCCGGGGCGCTTGGATCGGCCGCCACTGTCAGCGTGTGGTCGTAATAGGTACCAATCACGTCCCGGCTCTCCGTGCCATCCAGCAGGATCATTTGATTTTCGCCATCATCGATATGAAAACTCTCCACCAATGGTGTATCTGCCCGAACACGGACCTTATACTCTCTTCCATCCAAAACGACATACATGAAATTTGGCACGGCTGCTCCTCCTCAGTTGCGAGTGACTTTGATGCCAAGGCGGGAAAGCTCCTCCAGGATATATGGCGTCTCCAGCCGAGCAAAGGTCCGTCCGTCAAGCGTCATAACCGAGCGCTGGGTCCCTCCTCCGGAGCGCAGCAGGCCGCTCTCGCGGATTCCCTCAATGGTCCAATTTTTGATGGTGGACTCTGGGGCGACGATCTCCGACTCCTGAGGGTTGTCACCAATCACCGCCAGCGTGGGACTGTTCCGACGGACCACACCGCCGGAGGCCAAATGGGGGAGAGCCTCTGTTCCAAGCGTTGGCACCGCCCGGGAGAACCCGCCGCCTCGGTCTGTGGATGTGCCGGCCATGCTGGTATCAAGCTCCTTCTGCCGCCCTGTGACCAGGGCGATGATTGAGGCCAGCGCAACCAGCGCTGCGGTCACGGCCAAGATAATGGGCAGCCAAGATGACATAGAGAGTCCGGCCATACCTACTACTGTAGAGATGGAAGAAATAAGACCGGCAAGGGGGCTGATGGCAGCTATCAGCAGCAGAATCACTCCAATCGACGCCTGGACACCGCTGGGTAAGGAATTAAAAAAATCCAGGATGCCGGTTCCAAGCTCTACGAACTCGGTTAAAAAAGGCTGAATCGTAGCAGCCAACTCCGCCATCGATTGCTGAAAATCATAGCTCGCCTGGCGGCTGTCCACAATGGCCTGGTTGTTTTGCAGCCAGGCGTTATAAGTATCTGATAGCCCGGCGTGTGCCAGTGTATCCAGAGCAAAATTCTGCCGGTCGGCCTCGGTAGTGATTTTTTCCAACTGAACAGAAAAATCGGCGGCGCCGATACCCAAGCGATCCAGCAGCTCGCCGAACTGCCCGGTGGCCTCGCCGGTGGCCAGGGTCTCTTGCAGACTGTCTGCAAGGCTCTCAATTTTCATCGTGTCCGGGAATTGAAGGTAGGCCCCAGAAAGGTTTTCCACAGCTTTTTGCAGATTGCTTTCCGTAAAGCCGGCCTGAAGCAGATTGGATGTAGCCTCCAAACTGCTGTCCAATTCGTCGGATACTACCGTAAAGTCCCGCAGAGCAGTCTGAGCACTGCCCAAGCCAACTCCAGCCCGCTGGGCATTGGTCTCTAAGGTGGCCAGAGCGTTGCGCAGTTCCTCCGTGGCCGGGACTGTGGCCACGGCAGCAGTCAAAACGCCGCCGGCAGCCGTAGAAAGCCCGCTGGTGGCATTCTTGACCTTTGAGGCCCCATCAGCGATCTTACCGGCCCCAGCACTCAGTTTTTCTCCGGCGGTGTCAAAATTCTTCAGGGCCTTCTCAGCATCCTCCGCAGCTTGTTCCGTCTCCACAAGTTCCCGCTGGAGGGCGTCGTACTGACTCTGATTCAGCTTGGCGCCGGAAAATTCCTGCTCCACTGCCTGCTGAGCGGCTTTCAACTCGTCCAATTTTTGGGTAGTGTCCTGGATTTTGGCCTGGAAAGCCTCGTAGGACTTGGCCGAGATTGTCCCGGAGGCCAGCCCAGCCTCCATCTGCTGCTGGTTGTCCATCAGACCCTTCAGGGAGGCCGAGACCGTATCGATCTGCTGTCTCAGCGGCTCATACTTGGCCTGGTAGTCCTGCCCCCGGGCCAGGGCGCTGTCGGCGCTCTTGGCTGCCTCCTGGAGGGTGTGGAGCTTTTTGCTGGTGGCGGAGGCGGAGTCCGCCAGCAGGCGCTGCTTTTGGGCCAGCAGCTCGGTGTTACCCGGGTCCATTTTCAGCGCCTTTTCCACCGCTTTCAACTCTTTTTGGGTAGTGGTGATCTGCTTGTTGGTCCCAGACAGGGCTTTGTCCAGCTTTGTGGTGTCGCCGCCGATCTCAATGGTGATGCCTTTGATTTTATTTGCCATAGAGTCCTCCTAAAATCGGTCCATGTCCTCCTGGGTGGCCAGTGTGGGGTACTCCAGTGTATCGTTCGATGCCTCGGCGTACATCTCGTTGATCATGCCGATAGTCAGCAGGTCCATGTCACGGACCGAAATCCCCAGCTGTACCGCCCGGAGGAGGAGGAGCGGCGTGGTGATCTCCCGGTCTACTGCCCCAGTTTTTTTTTAGCGATGTCCAAGGCCTCCGTATTGGCCTCCCACAGAGCCCAAATAACCGGGAAAATCTTATAAATAGAGAATGCTCCAAAGCCCTCTAACCACTCGTCCGGGGTGGCGGGAACGGCGTCCTTGTCTCCATGTTTGGCCATAATATAGGCCATATCCTCAAATAGCTGGAGAGCTTGAGGCGGGATATTATCTCCCTGCCGTTCTTTGGCGTCCAGCGCCTCCTTGACTGCCTGCATATCTTGGATGATGTCCCGACGGAACTTGATGCGGTACAGTCGTGGGATAGCGGCGGACGCCCGAAATTTGACAGGCTTGCCGTCAATCAAAATACTGGTCTCCATGTATGCCCCCGATCACATAGCGGCGGCAGCACCAGGCTGCCAGACCGACTTAAACCAGTTCTTTTTGATCTCATCCGGAGTATCCGCTGTGGTCTTGGCTTTAATGTTTCCGTTGGCCAGGGGAGAGGCAGTGAGGGACAGGGTATCCGTGGTGGGGGTCTTAGTATTTTTGATGGTGGAGCTGGTCTCACTGGGCCGGGCGGCGGCGCAGTTATACAGCACTCGCAGGCTGGCCTGCTGATCCCCCGTGAACTGATACAGCAGGGCGAAGGGCTGGGGCTCAGCAGTGGATTTCTCCACCAGGACGTGGTCGGTCTCGTCCTCCACCTCTCGCAGCACATCTGTGCGGAAAGAATCAGGGAGCAGAGCGATCTCCAGATCCCCCTGGTAGCCGTTGTTGGCCGTGGAGACATAGTAGGCGATGTCATCTGCATAAAACGTCTCGGTCTCGCCCTGGGGGGATAGAGACATACTCACCGCACCGGGGATGGGCACCGGAGCGCCGAAGCTGACCGCCCCCTCCTCGGACACGGTCAGCAGAGCATAGTGGACATTTTTCAAACCGAATTTTACCTTGTTCTTTGTCATTGGTTACACCTCGATCTCGTATCTGGTTTGATATAGGCGTTCGCTGTCGATATACTCGACTACCCGGTCCCAAAAGAGGTCGGCGGCATCCAGAGCATCCTCTATTTTCTGCTCCAGGGCCCGGTCACGGCGGAGCTGGTAGAGCTCCACGCAGAAATGGGTGATCTGGCAGTACACCCTATCATCTGCGCCGAAATTATCCGTGTAGTCGTCAAAATACACTCCGTAGGGCGGGGCGGGGGGCTGCTCCCAATGGTGGATCTCAAATGGGATGCCTGTGGGCTCCAAGATTTGGTATAGCTCATCATAGGTCATATTCTATACCCCCGTGCTCTGGATCAATCTGGTTACATCCCGCTCCAGCTGGCGTTCGGCATCCTCCGCCGCCGGGCGGATGTGAGGAGTGCCCTCCACGCGGCCTCCGGCAGCTTTTTGGTGACCGTTCTCCAAGAGGTGGGTAAGTTGATACGCAGTCTTGTTGTAAATACGCACACTGTGCACATTTTGGTCGACATTGCCACCGCTTTTAGTTTTGCGCCATCCACGACGGTACCGTCCTGTGCGCTTGGGGGACTTATCCCGGACCACTTTGAGAGCCTCTGTTCCTGCATTGTCCACAGCCTTTTCCACACCCTGTGCGATTTTTTCTCCGTACTCCTCCAGGGCGCCGGTTATCTCTTTAGAGATCTCGTCAACTCTGATTTTCACCAGTCGCTCCCTCCCATACATTGTCATCTGACTGTTCTAGATCCAGGTCAGTCACCAACAGGCCGTCCTCGTCGGAGGTTGGGGTGACCTTGCGGATGAGATACCACTGACTATCCAGCTGGCACACATCCCGGATTGTAATACTATGCTGCCGCCAGATCCGTACTGTCCGGTCAATCTGGCGGCCAACCTTAGCGGCCTCATAATAACGGGTGATACCCACAACCCGCTCCCCGTACTGGACAGTCATCCGGAGCGTCAGGGTGGGTTTTGTCTGCTTAGGCCCCTTCCCTTCGTGGTAATCCACCCGATAAACGGACAGCACACCAGAGTCCAGGATCATGGTCCCACCTCCCGGCCCCGGGCCAGTAGCAGGTCCAGACGCAGGCGGCGCAGATAGGCCGGTTCCGCCTCTCCTGTGATTCGCTTCCGGTAGATCCAGGCGGCGGTCCCTACCACTGTCTGGATGTAGTCTGCGGAGCAATCAGGCTTGATACCTTGACGCGCCAGGCTGGTCCGGGCCGTATTCAGGAGTGCCGGGAGATACAGACGATCTCCCGGCAACTCCACGCCCGTCCGCTGGAGATCCGCCTTGAGCAGTTCCAATAGGATCAGATCATCCATTCCGGGCGACCTCCTCTCAGGACTTGGTCACAGTGACAGTATACTGCTTGGTCTGGGTGCCGTTGGTCACGGTGACGCTCACAGGGTTCTCCCCATCCATCCAGGTGATTGCCCCACCGTTCTGGATTTTGGAGCCGTTGGCCCGGACGTTAACCAGGGCCCCAGTGGCGGGGACAGCGCTAATCACGTCACTGTCGTTGGTAGCCTTGGCGGTGTAGGTGGTGACGTTAGGGTCAAAGGCGGGGGTCAGAGGCAGGGCGCCGATGGCCAGCGCCCGCAGGGCGGCCACAGCGGGGTTTGCGGTGTCAGGAGCAAAGCTTGCCGAGGTAACAGGGGCCTTGCCGATCCCGATGGCCACAAAGCCCTCCGCGATCACAGGCACACCATCATACCGGGCAGTGCCCTTGACCACAGTCTGATCCTGGATATACAGGGGGATGTCGCTGTACCCGACAGAGGTGCCGGCCCGCTCCGCCAGCAAATAAAGATCACCGTAGCCGCCGATGATTGTATTGTCCGGCATCACGTCATCGGAAAATACAACCACATCGCCGCCCACCACCGGCATAGTGCCATCCAGCACCGAAACAATGGCCCCAGCCGCGTTGACATTGGTGGCTTCCACCTGGATGCGAGTATAGGTCTCCTCATTCATCGCCCAGAACTTGGCCCCCCGGGAATAGCGGCCCTTGGCTGCGCCGGCGGCCTGGATAATCTGCTGGAACAGGGTCAGGCCGGTGGCAGATCCGGTGGGAATGGTGATCACGTTGGACTGGGACAGGTTGATCCAGGGTCGGGCGTTTGCGGGGTAGTCGCTGGGAGCAGACGCCTGGGCCAGACGGGTGGCGATCCCAACAGGCATTTTGATGCCTGTGCCGAACAGGATGGCCTTGTCCAGGGCGATTCCGATGGCAGCCCCGATGCCGATGATGACCTCGCTAAGCAGGGCATAGTCCGTGTCCTCCAGGAGGGCATTGCAGATGGCCACATAGCCGCCTACCTTGTAGCCATCCACCTCGGTCTGGTTGACGGCAAAATTCAGCTCATTGAGCGCGGCACAGGCCTCGGTCCACACTGCCTCAGGGATCGTGCCCATGATGGGCTGACGGGCAGCCCCTGTCACAGAAATGAAGCATACCCGGCGGATCAGCTTGGAGTAGTCTTCAATATTCTGCCGGACCAGGTCCAGCACCACCGTGGGAATCAGCAGATCTCCGCCGGTGACGGCCCGCTGCTGGCCCTTGGGGGCGTTGGCAAAGGTGGCGCGGAAGCGTGTCAAAAACTCTTGAACTTCCTCCCGCTGGATAAAGGCGGAGCGCTGCTCCATGGTCATGGCGCCAAAGGCGCGGGTCTGGCGGTTCGTCATATTCTCATCCTTTCTTTCCCCGCTGGAGGCGGGGGTGGTGTCCGTAGAGGCATTGTCCTTTGGCTGCTGGGCCTCCAGGGTCCGCAGCTCCTCCTGGGCGGCGTCGATCTCACGCTGGAGGGCGATAATAGCCTCCTGATGGGTCCGCTGCTCTGCGGTGAACTCCTCCACCAACTGCTCCACGCTCCGCAGGTCTTCCTCGGTCCTGGCCTCGTCCATAGCCTGCTCTAACTCGGCCTCCCGCTGGGTCAGCTCGCCTGTGTGCTGGGACAGGGCTGCCATGCGGCCATTCATTTCCTCAATTTTCCGTTTCAGCAAAAGTGCTTTGAGTGCCATTTATGATGCTCCTTTCAGCTTGGCCCGCAGGGCCTCTCGTTTTTCCTCCAACGTCCTCCGGCGAATATCTGCTTCCTGGGCTTCCCGAGCAGAGACGGCGGTCGCCTCATAAGCAGGGAATGTGACCACCGACACCTCAAGTAACCGGACCTTTTTGATTAGGTACAGTACGCTGCCGTCCGCATTGACAATCCGCTCCTCATCCAGAATGTAGAATCCAAAGGAGCACTGATCCACATCTCCCCGCTGTACCCGCCAGTACAGGTTTAAGGCATCCTGGTCCTCCCGGTTGATGCGGATGCTGCCCCAAAGGCCGTGGGAATCTTCCCAGAGGGTCAGAGTGCCAGCCTTGTTCCGGCCCAGCACCAGGGTGGTGTCGTGGTTGGTCAGAGCCCGGATGTCTTCTCCCAAGGTGTCAGTGAAGGCCCCAGGAGCGATCTGCTCGTCTACCCCGGCCATGATGTGATAGGGGGATCCAAACACGGAAAAATAGCCCTCGATGTAAAGTTCGTCCTCCGCCTCCCGAGCGGTAAATTCACTCTGAAGTGGGATCATGGTGCGCCGATTAAGTTCCACTGTTTTCACCTCCCGTTTGCAGCAGCTTTTTCTGGTCTCCGATCATACCCTGGGGGATAAAGTTCTCCAGGATCACCAGTTCATCCAGGCCCTCCTTGGGCGCCAGGTGGAGCCAGCCTCGGACCTCGTTGCCCGTCATCATGCCCCGGATGTAGAGATTGGACCCAATTTCGGATAGGTCTTTGAGGTCGTAGGCATACAGGGCCCATGGATTCATACTGACGTACCAGTCTGGGGAGATCAGGAGTTTGCGTGTCATCTCCTGTTCGATTGCCCGGACGATAGTCATAATTTTTGTGGAAATAAAATGGTTCCATTCTGTCTGATTGAAGGTCCCAAGGCCCACGACATAAGGAGGGACGCCCAGGATGGCCGCCGCCGTCTGTTTGTCGATCTTGACGCTGTCAGAGATGGCCAGGTCGTTGAGTGACAGGGGTTTCACCTGGAAAATATCCATCTGCTCCGCCGGGATCATCCAGGGGGCCCCGGGAGCAAAGGGCTTTAGGTACTGCTCAGCCAGGCGCTTCCGGCCGGTCTCCGTGATCAGCTCGTCGGAGTTACCGTCCACTTTGACGATGACGCTGGGCTTCCACTCGCTGGACAAAAATGCGTTTTTGGTGCTGCTGGCCTGCTGAAGATTTTTAACTACCGAGCGCAGCGCGACCCGAAAGCCAGTTCCCATCCAGGGGTATTCCGGGGACGGGTTAATGGCAAAATGGAGCAGGTTGTTCGGGTCATAGGGGATGCCGCCCAACTGGATATGATAACCAAAGCCGTCCGGCTGGAATGACACCCGGCTGGGCGGGATGGGGATCAACTCCTCCAGATTTCCGCCCTCCGTCCTTGGCCAGACCACTGCGTTCCCGTTGCCCTCCAGCAGGAGGACCCGGACGACCGCCGCCATCAGGGTCTTTCGGGTCATCCACCGGTTTGGGGTAATGTCCAATTTACGAGATAGGGCGTTATAAAGCCGAACATCCCCGGAGGCCGTATTGGCCATCAACCGGATAGACATGGAGCTGATCAAATCCGCGATCCGGCTCACCGCCATCAGCACCTCGGGGTTTTCAGACAGCCGGGTGTACCCCTCACTGCACAGGCTGTCCCAGGCTCCGGACATTACAAAGCCCACACTGCTCCGCCGCTGGGCGGGCTTGTCTCGGGCTCCGTGAGCCGGGTTCTTTCGCTTACTCATCCTTGGGTCCCTCCCCAAACCAGTTATTTTCTTTCCGGACCTGCTCCAGGTCCTCCAAGTAGGCACAGCAGGCAAATACTGCTGCGTCGAAGATGTCAATGCGTAAATTGGGCTGGAGCTTATCATACATGACCATGTCATCCGCTTTTTCGATTCCCCGCACGTTTTGCACGCAATACTCGAGGGGTTCTGCGTGGAGATAATACAGAGTTCCGCGCTTAGCGCTGGCCTCAAGGTATCGGAAACCCTCGTTCTTTCGAGTAAACAGCTGGGGTTGATCCTTGATCCGGAAGTGGGCCTGTTTCATCTCCACAAAATATTCTCGACAGAATTTGCGGTCGTGGCCTACCCGTCGGATCTTAAAGCCCTGGTCCCGCAGGTCCTTATACCACTTGACCACGTCGCTGTGGTTGGTCACTTTGTCATTGGGCATATCCAGCCAGCCATCATCCTTCCAGCCAAACAGGGGGATTTGGTCCTCGTGAGCCTTGACCATTGCAGCCGCCAAAGGGAACCAGCAATGTGGGATGATAATGTCTACCCCGTTGTAGTGGCCGAACAGTGCTGCCGCTGTCAAGTCGTGGAGTTTGGAAAGATCAGAGCCGCCGTACCATTTCACCGGGAGCCTGGACAACTCAGCCAAGCTCCAGTTGTACTTGCTGTCGCTGGCGCGAAACTCTTCTATGTTGAACCAAGCCCGCAGGCTGGCAATAAACACATTGAGGGACTTCTGTAAAAATTCCGGCCGCATCTGCGGGTCCTCTTTGGCCTGCATGGCGTCATTGATCATCTCCTGAGGACGAATACTCTGCCCCCAACCCGGGTTGCAACATTCTAGGACCTCCGGATTCGTATAGTCCACATCCCCATTTTCTTGCCGGGGTGCTGCTGCGATGAAAACAAAAATACTATCGGCCTCTGGCCCGGAGACGGTCCCATTTAGGATTTTCCGGCAATATTCCACACGTTTAGCACAGAATCCGGTAGCCAGGTCGCCGCCGGAGCTGATTCCGATGATCAGCTTGTTGGTATATGCCTTGGTTGCATCTTTCAGGACCTGATACTGCTTTGGGCTTTTGTAGGTATGCAGCTCGTCGGCGATGACAATATTGCAATTAAAGCTGTCCTGCTTATCCGGGCTGGCGGCTAAGGCATGGATGCTGATAAAGCCGTCCTCACCGATGTCTCCAGTGATGCTCCGCTCCATGTTGTTGTTGATAATCCGCAGACCGTTCACCGGGTCATCGTCCACCGTCAGTTTGAGGCGACGCAGGTTATACCGCAAAAAGTCAAATCCCTCCAGGGCCTGCTTTAGGGCCCCGCCCACCTCGTATACCTTGGACCCGGAGCGCCGTTCATATAGGGCCAGGGCCCAGGCCAGCGCCGCCGCAAAGGTAGTCTTGATATTCTTTCGAGGAATAAAGTCCAGCGCCTCCTTAAAGCGGCGCTCCTGGCTGCCGGCCAGGTAAAAACCCATTACGTTGTACACAATAAACTTGTGATACGGAATGAGGAGGAAGGGTGTCCCACGGAGTGGTGTAGCATCCAAAAACTCCCCCTGCTGGTGGCAGATTGTGGTCTCGATGATAGCGATGATCTCATTGGCCGGGTCCGGGCGAAACTCCCATTTTGGATTCTGAAGGTCTCGGTGATAGCGCTCACAGGCCTGGACAATCTCCGGGCATACCCGTATCCGACCAGAGAGGCAACCATCCACATAGGCGTCCACCTCGGCCTGATAGGCGGCCGCGTGATCCAGAGCGTAGTTGTGAGCTGTCTCCAACAGGTCCTCCAAAGGGCTCTGCTGTCCGCTTGACATGGCCTCAGCCTTTTGACGGGCCCGCTTCAGGCTGGTAGGAGTCAATCCAAGCTGGTTGCGTAACGCCTGGATGTCCTTACGGAGCTGGTCCACCACAGCGTAGTTAGGGTCCTTGGCTGTGTACTTCCCGCCGGTCTTGTTCACCAGCTCTGCTACCATCTGGCCGCCGGCAGCCCGCCAGTTTTTTTCCGCCTTGGAAAGTTCCCGCTCCAGTTTAGCCAGCTGCTTGATAGTCGGCTCAAAGATCGTGTTGTAGGTCCCGACAGATTCCATGTCCGCCCGGATCATCGCCTCTCGGCCCATAGCTTCCTCCTGTACTGTGATCCACCGCCGCTCCGCGCGGCCGCGTCGTTTGCGGGCGCGTCCTGCCCGCGTGATAATTCCTGCACGCCCGAACCCCCTCCGCCGTTTTTC